TAATTAAAGCGTTAGAAAGTCAGGTAGGTGAAAGAAATAATATATATTATTCTGTAGAGAACAATACTATAGGTGAAGCCGCTTTGATATCTATTGCTGACTACGGTGAAGATAGTATCAAAGGTGTATTTTTAAGTGAAGACAAGAAGGCAGGAGTTGGAAGACGATATCGTAAAGGCTTTAACACAACAAACAAAAATAAAATAGCGTCTTGTAGTAAATTTAAAACACTAATTGAACAAAAAAGATTAACAGTTAAATCAAAAGCATTGATCAGTGAACTTAAAAATTTTGTAGCACATGGTACTAGCTATGCGGCCAAACCTGGCGAGCACGACGATCTAGTTATGGCTACAATCCTAGCAGTCAGAATGCTACAACAGATACAAAATTATCATAAAAGTATAGGTCAAACAATGACAGACCACAGCGATAATCGAATTGACCCGATGCCGTTTATAATGTTTTAGATAAATATTGCTATGATATCAAAAACAGACATTAATCAAAATTTATTTAATCTACTAGCAACCAAAAACTTTGACTTAGTTACCAGAGATAATAAAGGTAAAGAAACAGCTGAACCTAAAGAAGCTGAACTGTTCAGCTTTGACTATGTAGTAGATGATCATAACTATGGTACTGTTGTGATTACTGTTACTCCGGAAGGTAACTTAGAAGTATTTTATAGTGATGCATTAGGCAAAGGTATGGAACTAGATCACAAAAGTGAATGGTATGATTTTCTCTACCAGCTGAGACATTTTTCTAGACGTAACATGTTAGGATTTGAATTAAAGAACATGAACAAATTAAAGTACGCAATGAAAACAAGAAGTCAAGTTGAAGAATCAAAATACTATGGTTATAAGAAAACATCATATACCAAACCAACAAAAGAAGCAAAACTTAAAATAGTACACTCAAAACCAATTGATGAAGAACAAGGTGATAAACGATATAGAAATATATCTTCTTTATACATTGAGAATGCAGATGGTGAACGTTTTAAACTACCTTTTACAAAATTATTTGCTGGTCGTGCTATGGCTAGACACGTAAGCGAAGGTGGAACTCCACATGATCAATTTGGACAACACATCTGTGAACTAGTGTCAGACATAGGAGTATTAGGTAATTTTGTAAGAGCAAGTAGAGGCAAAGAATTTACAGATACAGCTACAACAGCAATGAGAGAAGCCGGTGTTAGACATTATGCTGATCTTAAAAAGAAAGTTAAACGTATGATTGGTAAACGTGGATACCGTGAACAGTTTGATCAGTTTGATCCTAGTTTAGGCAATGTACATGAAGAAATTACAGATCAGTTACGTGATATGTTTACAGAGACACTATTAGATACTAGAATAGAAGAAGCTATTCCGGTATTAAATAAATTAGAGGCGAGGAACTCAGTTATGAAAGAAATTAATGAATTTAGCAATTGGGCAGATGAAACAACTGCACTAGATTTAGGAGAAGGGTTTGATCCAGAAGAATTTGAAGGTAAAGTTACTGTTCCAGGTCCAGGTGGTATCCCAACAGATATTACGTATACTGCTAAAGTAGACAACGAACAAAACACAGTACATGTAACTAAGTGTTCAAACGATCAATATGCTGATGAATGTCAAGCAGATGCTGAAGCAGAGTGGGACGCAAGAGACGCTGACGTACCAATGGAAGCCGTCGATGACTATGACGCACAAGCAGATCAAGATGCTATGGACTACGAGAATGATATTAATTTGGGCGACAACGATGATGCAGATGAGAATAGAGAGGCAGTACACGATGCTATTCTTCGACGTTTTCAAGACAATCTAGATCTAGTTATTAAAGTAGGTGGACCACAAGAAACAATGGATGCGATTAGGGGCTATGTTGACAGCGAAGATTGGAGTGATCTAGTAGAGATAGGAACCAGTGACGTAAGTGCTTGGGTCAACAACATTGTTAAAGATAACACAGTAACTGAAGGTAAAATGAAAGAATTATCTATGGACATAGAAGCACTATCAGACAAAGAGTTTGAAGAAAAATATCAAACTAAAAAGTCTGACTGGCGCGAAGTTAAAACACCTGGACTAAGACAAGATCCAAACACACCAGCATATATTGGTAAAATGAAAACATTTGCAGGCGACTTAGCCGCAGAGGACACAAAAATGAACGAAGGTACATTTACACAAGAAGAAATACAAAAAGCTATTAGAATAGCAATGCACATGAAAGGCGACATGACAGACGCAACAGATGCTATTGATGCTATACACCCAGGATTAACTAAACATCCAGAAGTTGAAGATGCTCTTAAACAAGCTAACGAAGGAAAAAATATGGAAGTATATGAAGGCCCTACTAGAAAAGACTTTCAAATGGTAGCTGACTTACTTAAAGATAATCCAAATATGGACGACCGTAAAGCTAAAGCAAAAGAATACTGTGATAAGTTTGCGAAAATGAATCCACGTTTTGACAAAGAAAGATTTTTAAAAGCTTGTGGCGTAACTGAAGCCATTGAAGAAGATGACTTTGACGAAGGAAATGAATTCTCAGGTGCGTTGGCTCAAGCTAAAAAAGATGGCAAACAAGAATTTGAAGTAGATGGTAAGCGTTATGAAGTAAAAGAAGATGAATTAAAAGCAATACTTAGGTTGGCTAGATAGTTCCTTAAAAAAGAACTGTAAGGGAAGAGCATACTGTATATAAGTTATGCTCTTTTTTTACGACTTTGGTAAAATATACCAATATAATGGTTGTAAAGCTAAATAAAGTATCATATAATGTAACTGTTGTATGATTTATACACATTTAAAACTAAACATTATGGCACATATAGGAGAAGTACAATGGCATCATTAGCAGAAATTAGAGCAAAACTCACACAAGCAGAAGCAAGAACATCAAACAATTCACAAGGTGGCGGCGATAACGCTATCTATCCACACTGGAATATTCAAGAAGGTGCGACATCTACTTTAAGATTTTTACCAGATGGCGAACCAAACAACTCATTCTTTTGGGTTGAACGTAACATGATTCGTTTACCATTTAACGGCATTAAAGGCGAAATGGACAATAAACAATTTCAAGTACAGATTCCTTGTATTGAAATGTGGGGTGAGTCGTGTCCAATTCTAGCAGAAGTTAGAACTTGGTTTAAAGATCCAGCATTAGAAGAAATGGGTCGTAAGTATTGGAAGAAACGTTCATACTTATTCCAAGGCTTTGTAAGAGAGAATCCGTTATCAGATGATCAAACACCAGAAAATCCAATCCGTAGATTTGTTATGAGTCCACAGATTTTCAATATTATTAAAACAGCATTAATGGATCCAGAGATGGAAGAACTACCTACAGATCCAATGCGTGGTATTGACTTCCGTGTTGTTAAAACACAGAAAGGTGGTTATGCTGATTACACAACATCAACTTGGGCACGTAAAGAAACTGCGTTAACAGAAGCAGAACAAGCGGCTATTGATAAACATGGCTTATATAACTTAAATGATTTTCTTCCTAAGAAACCTAGCGAAGTTGAACTTAAAGTTATGAAAGAAATGTTTGAAGCATCAGTAGACGGTAGACCGTATGACGCAGAGAAATTTGGTGCTTATTACAGACCATATGGCATGCAAGCGCCAGCAGGGTCAACTCCAGCACCAGCAACAGCGGCTCCAAAAGCAGACACTTTTGAACAAGCGGCACCTACAGTTGTAGCAGACGCAACACCTGCTCCAGCAGTAGAAGCTCCAAAAGTAGAACCTGTAGCTGAAACAGCACCTGCGGCTACTCCAGCACCGGCTGAAGCGGCACCAGCAGAGTCAGGATCAAAAGCAGAAGATATACTTGCTATGATTCGTTCAAGACAGTCGTCTTAATAGACTATTAGATTATCAGGCAGTGGCAACACTGCCTTGATGTCTTAATCTTTTGGCAACAATATATAAATTTATATGTTGACAGCAACAACACTACATAGTATAATAAGAACAAAATAGCAAGGAGAACACAATGGCTAAACCATTCGACGCAAGTAAGTTTAGAAAAAGTATTACTAAAAGCATTCCTGGAATGAGTTTAGGATTTAACGATCCAACAGATTGGGTATCAACAGGTAACTTTGCACTAAACTATTTAATATCCGGTGACTTTAACAAAGGTATACCACTAGGCAAAGTAACAGTGTTTGCTGGTGAATCAGGAGCAGGTAAGAGTTACATCTGTTCAGGCAACATTGTTAAAAACGCACAAGAACAAGGCATATATGTTATCTTAGTTGATAGCGAAAACGCACTTGATGAAAGTTGGTTACACGCATTAGGTGTAGATACATCAGATGACAAACTACTTAAACTTAACATGGCAATGATTGATGACGTAGCTAAAACTATTTCAGAATTTGTAAAAGAATATAGAGAAATGCCTGAAGAAGCAAGACCTAAAGTATTGTTTGTTATTGACTCGTTAGGTATGTTATTAACACCAACCGATGTTAATCAGTTTGAAGCAGGTGATATGAAAGGTGATATGGGTCGTAAACCTAAGGCACTAACAGCACTTGTTAGAAACACAGTTAACATGATTGGTGCGTTAAACATAGGTATTGTAGCAACCAATCACACATACGCATCACAAGACATGTTTGATCCAGATGATAAGATATCAGGTGGTCAAGGGTTTATTTACGCATCAAGTATTGTTGTTGCTATGAAGAAACTTAAACTAAAAGAAGATGAAGCTGGTAACAAGATATCAGATGTTAAAGGTATTAGAGCTGGTTGTAAAG